CGGAGCCAGTAGGGACGCGACGTTCTGGGCCGCTATAACGAGTCGCGTTCTTTTCGGCCCGTTCAACACCTTTACGGATTACGTCTTGGAATTCTCTAGCGGCTTTAACGTAGTCGGCTTCGCTCTGGGCTTTGCTCATGCGAGTAATAGCGTTAGTGGCCTTCTCACCCTCAATCTGGGTAATCTGACCGCCACCTTTAAGGGATTCAAACGCTTGCAGGAAAGCCCCGCCTGTAAGTTGTTTCTGTAAGGCTTCGTAGTTTGCCGTGTCGCTACCCTCAACAAACCGAGCGCCAGGGAAAAGCGTAGTGCCTACATAAGAGCTAAATCCAGGGTGCGGAGCAACTTTTTCATCGGCTGGGTTAAGCTTTTTTCCTTCGGTGCCGATCATCTGGTCGATAAGCTCAATGGCTTGTCTGCCCTTAGATGTAACTGTCGGCAGGTTAATTTCAGCTTGTGCGCCAGCCTCGCCATACTCTTTACCCCTAGCCTTTGCTTGGGCGACGGTCTGCTGAGTGGTCGGGTCAACTCCCATATCCTGACCACGGCGAGCAGTTTCAGCCGAAAGCCTCGCGCTACCGCTAGGGGTTGCGTGTGTCTGAAGGGTTGTATCCGCGGAGAGAACCGCAGACCCACTAGGCGTAAGGTGCCGTTGATTGGCGGCGTTTACAGTTGCGGCAGTATTCCCGCTTACGCCAGCAAAGCGACGGTCTAACCCGCCCTCTTTTACCGTGGTGTCAGGGGTTGCGCCCTTCGGAATTGAGCCGATTTCCGCGCCCGTATTTGCGTCAAGCAGCAAAATCCTGTCTCCAACGTCCTGACGGATAGGGGCCTTGGGTTTAGCCATTTCAATAGTTTGTTGCAAGCCCAACTGACGAAGAATCGGGTCTTTGCTTTGCATAAGGGTATTAAATGCTGCGCCGCGATCACCGGCAACAGCAGGAACCGTATAGCCAGAAGGATTTCCGTAATCATTGGCCTGTTGAGATTCTTGCGGGTCAAGAACAGCAGGACGAGCAGGTTCTCCGCGAAGTTGCCTAGCGAATTCCTCCATAGTCTTAGAGCGTTCTGTGTCCATCCGGCCCATTAAGTCTTTACGCTCTTGCGCCGCATTTTCTACGCCCTTGCTCCCTGAATAAGCGTTGAGCATCTTAGCCAAGCCTTCAAGGGGGCTAATCCTTGCGGTCATTCCACCTACGGACTGAGCCTGAAGGGGGGCCATACCTTGCTGCCTCAATAACTCAGCGTATTTCCTACGTTGGTCAATATCCTGAGTTTCGGTTTCGTAAGGACTAAAACTGTTTGCCATAAAATCTCCTTACTGAATCTTAGAGTAATCAACCATCTTGAACCCGCTAACGTGCGTAGATACGGCATCCGGCATTACTTTCTCAAGCTCATCAGCCATAACGCCACGCTCACGGCGGTCGAAAATGTCATATTCGTAAATACCAATACCAATCGGGTGCGTTCCAACCCGTTCAATGTTCGACTTCAATCGACGGTCTGAGAACGTGCCTTTAGGTGCGCCCAAAGCAGCGCCACCAAGACTAAATAAGCCTTGAGTCATTGCGTTGTCTTGCGCTACGTTTGCGTTATACAAGCCCATGTCATACTGCCCTTGAGCTTGTGCCGCACCCAACATATTCGCGCCTGTGGTCGTTTGCTGTTGGGGAACTTGGTTAAACGTGGGGTTAGTAACTTGCGAACCCGTCCGAAGTGCGTTCAACTCATTCAACGGCTGACTACGAAGCGATTGAGCTAATTGGTATGTCTGAGGCATCGTGTTAATTCCAGCCAAGACAGCTTGTTGATAAGCGTCATTTCGACCGTAATTAAAGTCCTTCATTGCGTTATCGTAGGCTTCGGTTCCCGGTCGGAGTCCTTGATTAACCAACTGTGTTTCAGTCTGAGATTGTTTTCTATCCCACATCGGGTCTAGACGAGAAGTAATCGCTCCTTCTGCGGCGTTCTGAACGTCACCCACAGAACCATAGTCAAAGGGATTAGAAAGACTCTGCCCAACTCGGTTAAGAGCTTGTCCGGTCTGTTCACCCAAACCTAGAGCAGCGTTATTCTGGTAGTCCAGAAGTTGCTGACCCGTTTCGTTCAGGTTTACCGACTGACTCCACCCGCTATCAGGGGTGGCAGCGTTAGGGTCTCTTGCATACGTCAAAGACCCGTAAGGGGTGTATTGATTAATACGATTCGCTTCAGTAGCGGCGCGAGTCGCTTCAAGATTACCCTGTGCTGTAGCTTGTGCAGCGCCAGCGTAATCAGGAGCCGGAGGCGGAGAGGAGCTTTTTCCCATATTTATCCTTCAGATATTTACAATCTGATTTCTTCATTGTGTAAAGCAAAATATCTCCATTGGGATGACAGTCTGTTAAGACTGCCTCAATAGAGAAACCCATTTTTTCGACTAGCTTGATAGACTTCTGATTATCAGAAGCAACAGGACAGATAATCTTTTTGACGTTTAAAGAGTTAAAGGGATAATCAAAAATAGCCGCTAAAAACTCACCGGAGAGAAACTCACAGGCGATATGACAAACTACCGAGGCTTTATTGAAGTCCTCGTATATAACCCCTGCTTTTATGTCTCCGTTGATAAGTAACCCCAAAGCATTTGAAGAATACTTATCAAACATTCCGTTGATTCTTGAGGCAACCCAATCCCCAATATAGGGATTTGAAACAATCACAAAACTCCGCCGTTTTCCATTTCAATCGTCGTGGAAACCCAATGAACATCAATCCCACTAGAGGCGGTTTTAACCCTAGGCGCAGCCCAAACTCCTACGCCTGAGACACCTTGCCATTTCTCTACTGGTCTTAATCCACCAGACCAAACCCCTGTATCCCAAACAGCCGTATCCCATACAGCATAAGTCGTAGGGGCGAAGGTAATCGGAGAAGTCGTATCTTCGATATTAAAGTCGATATTCAAATTAGCCGAAATCGCAGGGTTTCCGTCAGTCCTGAAATACGGCTTAATCATGTTGAATCGTTTGATTCTTCCAGGGGAACCCATCGGACTAAACGCTTGCAAACAGTCGGCGGTAATGTTTAAACCATTATCTGCAAAGGTATCCCACGCCTTCCCAACGACAGTATTCCCGCCAAAATAAATATGGTCGTTGAACAGTTCCCAACAGTTAGCAGCCCAACCCGTAAAATTGCACCAAGACTTAGTGATGGTGTTCATTACATACTGCTGTTGTCGCGAACCTTCATTAACGGGAACATTCAGATAAAGCTGATTCTGTTTCGGGAATTGAATCAACTGCCAACCAAAATTATCACCGTAGTTAGTAACGGCATCACTGACAGCAAATTGAATCTTGTTTGTTAAAGCGACTTTCGGATTAACCCTTGATGATTGAAGGGCACCCGACATAGGGTAAACACCGTCTTGACAGATAATTAAAAGGTCGCCGGAATACTTCATAAAGCATCTGCGTCCTACGGGTGCGCCAATCTGCCAGATACCGACTAAAGCCCAAGTGTTAGCACTTGAGGGGTCTGTTCCTTTATAGACAATCACCTCTCCCCATGAGGTAATAAACACAGCTAAATCATCAACACCTTGTCCACCGTCAACAGTCCAAGTCGCCATAGCCATTAAATAACCGCCCATCTGAGCAACCCCAGAGAGGTCAAAGGCTGTGGCAGCGCCAGCGATAGCAGAGGTAGAGAGATACCACGCTTTAAGAGTGTTTTTCTCTACAAACCAAAGGCGGTTTTTATGCTGGTTAATGTGAATAAGATTAGCCTTAGTCACACCAGTTATTGCAGCGTCGGTAAAGGTAGACCCATCCCAATACATAGGAGAATCTTGACCGTTCACCATGTAAAGATAATTGCCTGAAGTGTTCGCGTAGTTCTGATACTGGAACCGGACATTAGTTAAAGCCGATTTAACAGCAGCACCTACAGCGCCACCGGAAGTAACGTCATAAAGAGCCGTTCCCGAACCAGCCAGCATTTTGTTAGCAGTCAAACCGTTGTAAGCCATCAACGACTCAACTTGAGCAGGTAGGCCAGTAGAAAAATTGCTATACCCCATTCTCAACTGAAGGTCTGAGGTCGAGGGATACCAGTTCTCAATAGATACCGCGTCCGTGAGCTCCATCGCCCCCAAAGCATCACGGGCGTTCCATCCCCCCGTAGGCGCAGAGATAGAAGAGAGGGCAGCTTTAAACGCCCTGTTAATGGGTCTAAGTGCGGTTCTCACAGGTTCCAACTACCCGCAGGAACGATGATTCCAGGGAAAATATCGTATTTCGTATTGGAGAGGTTCAGCCAATCCTTACCACCATCCCTGTTAGCTAGGTCTTGATGCAGTCGTTCAGACTTAGCGAAGTCCTCGGCGTAATCCAAACCTCGTTGTTGTTTCCAGCGCCAAATCGTGTCAAGGATAATCAGGTTTTCGTCTAGCTTCGCCGTGTCATCGTCGTTTGTCCAAGACGAAGCAGTAGAAGCCGTTGAAGTCGTTATCCAATTTTTAGAGATATATTCAAAATAACAGTCTTGTCCAGCGGTAGGAATGGGATACATCGCCAACTCCCCACCGATAATCCGATAACCAGACCAAGGGCCGTTAATCGCAAAGGCTTTCTGCTGTTCCCAATTCTGCGGATTCTTAGGGCCGAATACAGGTCTACGCAGAGTCCTATTCCAGATCGTATCGTTGATGATGTAATCCAGACCGGGGGCGATTGTTTGAACCGCCCCCTGAGTCTCAGTCGCGACAGTCGTGTAACTCGCAACCCCTAAAAGAGCTTGCCACGGATACCGGCGAGACAGTTCTTGCCCTGCTTCATTCGACAGTTCAAGAATCTGCAATATCTGCCGTTCACTAGACCCAACAGCAGATGAGGGCGAGTCAAGACCCACCCGTTTACAAACTCGTTGAACTATCGATAAACAAGTCATTAGGCAGCCTCTACCAGTTTAGGAGGCCGACCCTTTTTAGGTTTAGCCTCAAGCATTTGTTTCATCAAGTCCTCAAGCTCTTGGACTCGCTTTTTAAGTTCTAGATTCTCGGTCATGGCTGCGTCGGCAATTTCTTTACCTTTAAGCCAATCCCTTGCTTTCTCGCGGAGGTTCCGACCGCCCATCCCTAGTCGAGCCATTGCTTCCTCGGTCATCGCGGCTACGTCCTCAATCGTCAGGATTCGAAGGGCGATGAAGTTCTCAGCCTGTGCGGGAGACAAAAGAGGCCACTGTTTCACTGAGGTTCCGTTCAATGGCGGTTCCATCCCTGCTTTCCATGCCTCATACTTTTTATGGAAAGCGTCCACCCAATCAGGGGGATAAGCGTCTGCCCTGTTCTCTAGTGACTTTCTTTTAATTGAAGCCAGCCAATCGGGGGCAACCATCTCAACCTGATCTTTCGACCCCGGTTGCATGATGTAAGCCATTTCAACGTCTTTAGTTACCCGATAACCAAGCTCTACGCTTTTCTTCGGGTCATCCTTCGCAATTACTTTAAATTCAATATACGGGGGCCGTTGAGGGGCCAGAGCTACGCTCATTTCATCTCCTGTTTAGGAATGGTTTTGTTATGGATACTCAAATGAATACCCATAAAAAAAGGGGCGACCGAAGCCGCCCCAAGGTGAAACGATTTATTGCTTTTAGATTAGTCCGGGAACGCGCACATGATGATTTTTGCCGTTGCGTCAACCGCATAGGCAACAACCGAATCAGTAACGAGAGCCGAAACGTCCAACGTGCCATCAGTTGCACCAACAGCAGTGAGGGCGTTACCGTCAGCGCCAGCAGTCAGCGCCGGGGTAATCGTTGCCGAACCCTTCGTCTGAATCCAGCCGTAACCCGTTGAAGCAACTACAGCCTGAAGAACGCCAGCACCCAGACCAGCCGAATCCGACAGGTCAGAAGTAACCACCGTGGTAGCACCAGCCGAAGCGCCAGAAGGAGCGTAGTAAAAACAAACATTACCAGCCACCGCCGCGAC